CGATCCAAAACACTCATCTCGAAAGGCCCTTTGCCCTTTGCCCTTTGCCCTTTGCGGTATTGGAACCTTATCAGTGACGCTTTTAATATGGTTTCGAGCGCATGATTTGTCTTGTGTGGTAAATTTACCGCACCCATGCCAATTGAATTGTAAAGAAATCTTTACATTCGACCACAACATACGACAATATTGTCGGGTATTGTCGGGAGATACGCGGTGCAAGCGTGTGAGCGAGGCGTGAAAAATAAAGGACGCCAACATAACGAAGTTATTGACAATAACGAGCTTATCGTGTATCTTTGTAGAAAATCACCAAAACCAAAAACGAAAGGAACCACCCAATGATACTCAAAATTGAAAACCTGGAAACAGAGGGCAAAATCATTTCTATCTACACGGACGATGACAGTGGCAAGATTGACTACACTTCCAAGACGTTTAGTACCACGATGGAACGGGATGCTTACAACTACAGGGTTATTGTGGGACAAAATCAATATCCCATCAATGGTTGTGACTAACCAAAACCAAAACCAAAACCAAAACCAAAACCAAAACCAAGGAGAAAGACAATGGAAAAGAAAACTTACAACGGCTGGACGAATTGGGAAACATGGTGTATCAATCTTCATATCACGAATGACCAAGGGTGGAACGATCAGAAAGAGCAAATCATCGAAGAATGGTGGGATAATCAATGCCACGAAGGAAACAACCCAAAGAAAGAGCTACACGACCTTGCCAATACCATTCAAGAGTGGTGTGAAGAAGACTTTGAGATGCTCAAAGAAGATATGGACGCGCCACACCACAAACCATCATCATTCCCTCTCATCTTCTCAGATATCATTCAAGGCTTCTTGTCTAACGTGAATTGGTTTGAACTTGCTGAAAACTGGACAGAAGAGAAAGAGGTTTGGGTTGCCGGTTGGAATATGCCGGGATATTTGCCGGACACTGACCCGGCAACGTTCGCTGATTTCGAGAGTGCAAAGCAATACATCGTCGATACCATGCTCTCACATGCCGATGACGAAACAGACAACCCTAACCACAAAGAAGGTGAGGCGTTTTGTTCCTGCCCCATGTGTGAGCTGGAAAAATGTGCTTGTGACTTGGCCGATGCAAAAGACGAGTTTAACTGCCATGCCGGATCGCTTGTTTATTGGCTTGTGAAAGGATAGAACCATGAAGAAGATTAAAGACGGCTTGTATTTTACAACATACCCCGCTCAAAACAGCCGCTACAACCCAGATATATGGACAAAAGAGATATCCGTAAAAGAAATATTCCACTATGGCCCAAACGGAATGTATCAAGAGGCTAACAAGGACATAGTAATCAAGATTCTTTGGACGGCGGAACATGGTTATTTTGCCCCGTCTTTGTCGTTCCAATCCCACAACCTTACCTTGAAACTGCAAAAACTGGTAAACAACCTGATCGGCAAACAAAACCTCAAAGCAATTCTCAAATTGTTCAGACAAAAGAAAATCCGGCGAGTTGTTTACAATGGTGAGAAAAACTTGTTTGTTTTGGGAAAGGATAAAAACAAATGAGGTTTAATGATCTGGTTGAATTGCTTGAATGGTTGGTTAGTCGACGGGATTGGCCTAACGTATCGGTTGTGCTACATGAATTGCGAAAGGAATTGGAAAGAATATGAACAAAGTCAGACGTGAATACTGGGTATGTTCTGATTGCTACATTGCCGCTGTGAATGATGACTATTCGGGTCTGGACTACCATCTATCGCCTATTGATGCAGAACAGAAGATTAAAGAGATACAGGCGGGGTTAGCACGGTTGGGTTGGTTGTCACCAACCGGCAACGATGACGATTTTGCAGATTGCCCTTGCGATTGTTGCAGAGACCGCCTGCATGGGCCTAGACATGAGATGGTTGGTGAGCTTCACACCTATCGGTGTTCGTTCGTTGGCCGTGAGGTTACTGCAATCGGCATTACTTACCCCACAGCTATCACCGTTGAAGCTCCGAACGAAGGGCAGGCACGATTAAAAATTTACGACACGCACGACCACTTGAGCAACGTTAAAATTGAGGAGGTTGCAGAATGAGATACTATCTGATTCAAGGCGAGAAACAATTCAACAGAATACCAACATGGGTCATGCTTGAGCATGGCGGCCTGCATTATAACTGCGGCATATTCCACACCTTGGCAAAAGCAACCCGCGCAAAACAGGAACTGGAAAAACCGCAAGTCGAAAGACTCAAGCTATCGGTGCGCCCATGCGCTTGCGGTTGCGGTTGGTCGTGGCAGGTCGCCACGTTGGCGGGCGTGATGATCGCTTGTGGGGAGTGCCGAGAGATGACAGAGGCAAGTAAGATCGGCTGGCTGGCGTGGGACATGTTCCGTGACCTGGAGACTGACAACAACGTGAAAGAGATGCTGGAATACGGGAAAATTGTGGTTTGGGAAGAAAACAAGGAGCAAAGCAAATGAAAAACCAAAAGTATCAATTCCTGGTGTTTTGCGGTTCCAAGTGCTTGGTGAAAGATATCTTTTCGGCTGTAGACTGGTGCCAAGCTGAAAGATTCTTGCAAGAATGGATGAAAGAAGAAGGATTAGAAGGAATGGTAACAAGATACATCCGTTGCGATAAATAGAGCCAATCAGCCACAACCCCACAAGCAACGCGGCTTGTGGGGTTTTTCTTTGCCTGGATGACAGCTTATGGGTTGGTAGATCACCCAACAAGACAACCCCAAGACGACCGAAAGACTCAAAACAGGGGGGGTTGTTGTCTTATTCTTTCGCGCTTCACAAGCGGAGTTTGAAGGATACTAACACCAACAAGCCAACAAGACAACCCCACCCGTCTTTTCTTACTTTACTATACTTTCTTGTTGTTAAGTTTTCTACCACCTCTTTTTGAGATTAGAGATTGTTTCTAGGGGCTGGCTTGTTGTCTTGTTTGTGGCCTGGAGAGGCTTTACGTTGGCTTGTGGGTTGTCTTGGGGTTGGCTTGCTGTCTTGGGGCTTGTGGCTGGCAGTCGATTCCCGAAAGCAAGAAAAGACTCTCTTTTACAAATAAAGAAAGTCTTTCCTAGGGTTGTCTTGCTGTCTTGTTGCCGTCTACCAGTGGCTTTATCCTGGCTTGTGGGTTGTCTTTACCCTGGATTGTTGTCTTTTGCCTCTTGCAAGATCATTACACCTTTATACCCGCGCACCTGTTTACCCTCGACATACTTCTTATCTTTTTTGGCCCCGAACAACCGTTCCATATAATCCGGCAGTTTGTTTACCAGTGACTTGTTACCAGTGGCATGATCTGGGCCGTCGAACAGGGCTGCAACCTCGGCCACACTGACGAAACCATCGGGGCAGGCAACCAGTAGCTCGGTCAGGGTTTCGGCTATCGGGTCGGCCTTGCCAGCCGCTTCTTCCAGTGACGCAACCCAGGAAGCAGGCGGGTCGAACCGGCCACGCAAGCGCAACCTGACCAGACCTTCGACCAACCACGTCAGTATGCCATTGCGGCGTTCAGGTTGTGACCAGTAGAGAACTGTCATCTTGCTGTCGTTCGATGTGCCGTGAATCTTGGGAAGGGCATGTTCAAACTTGAAGGCCAGCATACGATCCACACCAGCGCCCGAAGGATCGACCAGTGACTGAACCTGATTGCAGGTCGAGATGAGTTTGGCGGGCGGTGTGACGGTTTCCGGCATGTGGTATTTCGCCTCGACCAGCATCGAACCAGAGGTATAACGCTTCAAGAACGACACCCACTTGCGGGATGATGCTGAATCGTCGGACACGTTGGCGAACCGGTTGACCAGGGCTGACGGCGTGTATTTGTCTCTAACTAGTTCTTCTTCCTGGGCCTGTGACAATCCACGGCGACCACCAGGGCAGCAACCGATTGCGGTAGCGAGGGTGGTCTTGCCGGAATACGGCTTGCCCCACATTACGATCTGCCCACGCAGGGTGGCGTGTGGTTGCAGGATGGTGGCACAGCACTCTTGGAAGTGGTCGCGTGTGGCTTGGTCAGGGATTGCATGAGCAACCAGTGATTCAAACTCGGGGCAGCGAACCTCAGTCTCGTCACCCTCGGCGTAACTGTAGTTGAGGCTAATCATCGGGCCGTAGATGATGCGACCATTCAGCCAGACCGACTCACCAGTGAGCACGTCATAAATCTGCTCGGCAAACAGAAGCTCAGTCTGCTTGATGGTGAGCGGCACCCATTTCGGGTTCCATGCGTCACCCGTTCGCTCCCAGTAAAGCGACTCGATAACATGATCCTTGGGCACCCGCACCTGGTTCTCGATGATGGGCATGATGCACTTGTCCGGGTTCTTCTTCTTCAACTTCGCAGCCAGACAGAACAGCTCCTGGCTGCAATTCGACCAACCTTCCTTCTCTGTGAAGCCCCAGAACTCACCGTTCTGGAACGTAAGCGGTCGGCTGAACTGGCCCACCACGTCCTGAGCGATGGCATAGTCGGTCTTCTCAACCCGACGCACCCCAGGTGATTTTTTCGCCCCACCCCCTTGACGCGCCGGGCCACCTGTGTTATTCTCAGGTTTACCAAGCAACCCCGCCTCCGATTCGCTCATCACATCACCAGTCATCTTTAACACCATCGTTGATCGCCTCCGTAGTTTGATATGAAACCCCCGGAACTTTCTCCGGGGGCTTTTCATTTTGGCACATCCCAGTGCAAAAAACAAGGCTTGTGCAAACTCCCGCCCCGTGTTAGTCTGTGAGTTGGATTCCCCATGTTGTTTATCTCTATTAGCCCGCCGCGCCTCTCACCCGGCGGGTTCTTTTTATCGGTCAGATCGCGCTGAACCGCCAGATTGCGTGACCATCAGCATACGACCACACCTGAATCCATGCCGACCCGACATCAATATACCCGTTCACCTGCCCGTTACCCGAGCATGGTGATTTCGTTTCCACCCGCTCGCCCTCGGCCCGCAGGCATTCAACCGCAGCCCCCACATATATCGGGTTGCGGCCGCGAACGGTCTTCAGCACCCCGGCGACCAGAAACCGCTGCAACCACTGGCGAATCTCCGGCTCAAACGGCACGTCACCGTCCAGCAGGCATCGGTCGGCCGCAACCCGCGGTTCGCCCAGCGTCGGCGTGTCGGCTCCACCCACCGCAATCTCGGGGGAGTAGAACGTGTCGGTCTGGTGAATCCAGGCGTTCTTACCGCCCGACACGTAGAAGGCGCGGCAGTCGGCCTTGCACACCTTCATTCCCATCGACTCAATCAGCCCAACCAACGGTGCGGTGATCTGCTTGATAATCCGAGCAGCCGTGGGTTTGTCAGGGCAGAAGATGGGGGATGCCAACCGGAAGAATACATGGCGGCCCGCACCTCCGCATGACGACCGCACCGAGGCACCGGGGAGCGAAATCAGAGCCGAGTCGCTGATTGGCAGTTCATCAATGTCGATTGCGACGTGGGTGATGTAGCACTCTTTACCTACTTGTGACTCCAGCCAAGACCGGAACACAAGCTGAGTGCAACCCAGATATTTTGCTCTGAGCAGGCAGCTTTCCAGGCGGTTAGCATCGACAAACTTGTTGCCCGGTAGCCATATCAGAGCCTTCTTGTTTTCGTTGGCTAGAACCATTTGGGGCTTGAATCCTTCGGGCGCTTTCTCGTTCAACCATTCAATAATTTGCATGTGTTTCACCTCCGTCCCGAGCATACCACAACCAGCAACATTTGGCAAGAGTTAAAATAGTTTGAAAATTCTTGTTGACTTTGACCCCGATATCGGTTAGAATCGTAAATGAAAGGGGGAAATAAAATGGAAAAGAAATTTTATCTGCCGTCGGCAGAGATTACACAGGAAATGAGCGAGTGGCTCAGAGCCCTGGCCGAATCTGAAAACAGATCGGTAAGCCAGCAGATTATTCACATGCTGGGAAAAATTAAGAATGGAGAAAAACAATCATGACTGGGACAGAAAAATTGATGGAACAGATCAAGGCCGAGGTGAACAAGACCGAGGCACCCAAGCCGAACACCAAATTCTTGTGCTGTTCGGAATGTAAGTCAGCCACCACCTTCGACGCGACCACCGTGCCGCCCGCCACCTGCAAGTTCTGTGGCAAGGAGCCGAAACGCTGGGGCATCGGCGAAACCTACACCGAGGCGAAGGCGAAGATTGAGGCCAGCGCAACCGCCAGCACCCCGGCCGCCAAGGCTGCCGCACCCGCTCCGGCCGCCAAGCCAGCAGCACCCAAGCCCGAGCCGGTTAAGGCCGCCGCACCGGTTGAGCCGCCAGTCGCCGCACCCGCCGACCAGACCAACACGACCACCGTTCAGCCGGTCGGCACCGCCACCACCGTGAACCAGGCCGCGCCGAAACAACGAGCCGCACGGGCAAAGAAACCCGAGCCCGTCGCCCCGGCATCCACCGCGACCGAGCCGGAACCGGCCAACGCCCCCGCCCAGACCAGCGAGTCGCTGGTGCAGGCTATGAACGGCCTCGACCTGAGGGAAGTCCGGCGCAAGGCAATCGAACGGCTGACCACCACCCACAACCTCGACACTGTTATTTTCAAGCCGGTCGGCACCGCCAAGATTTTCGCCCTGGGATTCACCTCCTGGGAGCGCACGGCCGAAGGTGGTTCCATCCCCAGCTACACGTTCAAAGAACTGACCGATGACGCCGCCAGCTTTCGTCAGGTGTTGGCCGACGCTCGCCGTGAGAATGGCAAAGCGATGATCGACGTTGCCATGTTGACCGACATTGAGCCGCAAGAGCTTCGCTCCTGTCTGTATCAGTCTCAACTCGTTGCGTCCATCTTCGGCGAACGGGGACCGCTCGCGGTCAAGGCCGACTCCAAGGTCGAAGTTGCGGCCCGCCTCTCCAACTCCGGCGGCCTGGTCTTTCGCATCTCAAAGGTGCTGTGACCCCATGCCCCGCTGCGAAGTTCACCGAGTCCAGATCACACCCACCGAACTCTCAGCTTGTAAAGACTGTCCTCACCTGATTGTCGATTCGCTCGGCGGTCAGACAGAGATAAGAAACAAAAACAACCAAAAGGAACAGAAACAAAATGGCTATGAAAACTCCAACAACCCAACAACCCCAAACCCCCGCTCCTGAGCAGACCAACGCGCTCGCCACCGTGCAATCCTTCATGCCCGCCATTATCGGTGGGGCCAACTCGGTGCAGGTCACGAGTCCCGACTCCCGTCTGCCCACCGTGAAGATCGTCAATCCGATTGAGATTGACCCGAGCCGTGGGCTCACCCCCGCCATGTCTTACGGACTTGTGATGATGGAAGGCGAGTCGGTCAAGCCCCTGCCCATCGGTGCCACCATCACTGTGCTCGCCGCCCGCGACGCCGCAAGACAGCTTGTGGTTGAGATTAACGGAGCCAAGGTCAAGCATGACGGGTCGAAGGAACACCAGAAGCTCGATGCCAGTTATGACAGGTGCTACAAAGGTTTGGGTCAGTTCACCAAGAGCGACGCGCAATACCAGGCCGCCCTCCGTGACAAGGCGAACTGGCAGACTGGCTCGACCTACCTGGTGGCCGTTCTGATGCCCGACAACTCGTGCGCCATCGCCGAACTGCCCGCTTTCAAGACCCAGGCCAGCTACTGGTTCCGGCCCCTCAGCCAGTCCATCCTCTCGCCCAACAAGCTCGGGTGCCGCCTGCTGATCGACAACCATGCTGTCAACGTCAAGGCCAGCAAAAACGACTCGCAGAAGAAGTATTGTGACCCCAGCAAGTTCGTCCAGTATGAGATCGTCGAGCTGACGACCGACCAGCTTAAAGCCGTGATGGGTGCGGCCGAAGCCAAGAAAACTGATATCAACTCCTGGTTTGAGCGGTAACAATCCCGTGTGTTGCCCGCCCCGGACGTGCCTGACTCTTTGGGTGCGACGTAGAACCGGGGCGGGTTTCTCTTTAAGGAGGAATGGCTTGTGATTCAACTGATTACAGTGAGCGAAGGGTGGCAGCGATACGCCGGGTCGGAGCAGGGTGCGCCAATCGAGCCGGGAGAATACTATTCGGTTCAGGTGAGGAAACCGAAGTCGAAAGACCCGGAGACCCTGAAGAATTGGGATAAGTTCCGCAACTCGCTCTGCTTGGTTCCGGCCAAACCACCGACCGGGGGGTTTTGTTGGCTGGCACCGGCAGAGCCGTGGGTGAAGCAGGTGTTGTTGGGCCGCCTCAACCAGCCGATCCACCGGGCCGACCCCAACAGCATCGACTGGGAGATGCTGCGGGTCGGGCCGGACGATCTGCGCGACTGGCAGCGCGACTTCGTATGTCAGGCATGGGCAGCAGTCACGGCCGGTCGTCGCTTCCACCGGGTCGGGCATGTGAGCCTGGGCGGTGGCAAAACCCTGGCCGGTTTGATGCTGCTGGCAATGGGCGAGACAGGAGTGGTGTTGGCCCCGCGTCACGTCCACGAAACATGGCGCACCGAAGCTGAGAAGTGGGGCTACCAACCGCCGACGATCTCGACCTACGAATCGGCACATCGGCTCATGAGCCTCAAACCAGACGTGGTTATCGCAGACGAATGTTTTCCAAAGGGAACTCTCGTTGAAGTAGTGAAAGAAGAAACAGTATACCAAAAGAATATTGAAGATATTTCGGTTGGTGAAACCGTGGTCAGCAGTAACTCTGAAGGGGTGCTCTGTGAACGAAAAGTTTCTGGGGTCTTGGTGAAACGATCTTCGCATGATATAATTACTTTGAAGCATGAATTTGGTGAAGTATCATGCACATCAAATCACCCCATATGGACGGAGGAAAGTGGTTATGTCGAAGCCCGATATTGCGTTGGAAAAACACTGCGAGTTCTGTGGTCAACTGATACCGCCGAAAAAGCACACTTCTCGGTTCTGCAACAAATCCTGTTCAGCAAAATGGAGGGTGAAGTTGCCCCACATCATCAAACTGTCAAGCGAGAATATGAAGAAGAACCGCCCAAAGGCGTATGCCGCTTACATGGCGAAATCGCCCGAGGAACGTTCGAGCCCCAAGATGTGGGGGAAGCGACATTCGAAAGAAACCAGAGCCAGGATGCGCCAGCTTCACAAGACAAGCAAGCCCAAAGTTCGGGGTGGCAACGGAACCGGCCCGACCAAGGCCGAACTGGAAATGGTGAGGTTGTTGCTTGCGGGAGGCCACCATGCACCCGAAATGAACTGGATTGTGGGTCTGCCAGCAGCGATAATTCGTCAGTTCCATACGCCGACACATTACAAAGTGGACTTGGCATATCCCGATCAGAAAATCGCTATCGAAATAGATGGTGGGTCACATTGCAACCCGAAGCGCCGGGAAATGGATCGGAGGAAAGACCAAGTGTTGTTTATTCTCGGGTGGAAAGTATATCGGTTTCGGAACAAAGAGGTAATGCAGCAATGGGAAAAGGTGAAACAGTTTATTGCATCGCTGTTGAGGATACAAACTGTTTCTTTGCAGATGGAGTTTTAGTTCACAACTGCCATCTATGCAAGAACTCAACCACAAACAGGCATCAACACGCAGCCGCCCTATGTGACCTCGCCACAATCGCGGTCGGGTTCACGGCGAGCCTGATGGGTGGTGGTGGCCCGTTCGACTTGCGCTCTCTCCGTGTTATCGTTCCCGGTTCCGTTCCCGCCAGCGAGACCGCATGGCGCTTTCTGTTCGGCCTGGACACGGAACTGAAGGAAGTAGCACCGGGGCGGCAGGCGTGGGTCACAAACACATGGGACACCGCCAAGATCAGCGAGTTCGTTGCCCCGCACGTCGAAACGGTTGACACCAGCCACCTGCTCTCCCAACTCCCTCCGATCACCGAGCAGATCGTGACCCTACCCCAACCTAACGAATACAAGTCGATTCAGGCCGGGGTGGCAACGACCCGGAACAAGAGCAAGCTGACGGCCCAGCTCCGGCAATGCACCGATGGCTTTGTGGCGATGGACGATGGCAGTATTGTGCCGATGATGACCAACCCCAAGTTGCGGTGGATTGAAGAGTTTGTAGAACACCTGGGAGAGCCGGTGGTGATCTATGCCGCATGGCAAGAGTCGGTCGCCAGTCTCAGCCGCGCCCTGTCCACCTACCAACCCTCCGTCATCGAGGGTGCCACGGGTGATGTTGATTACCAGATCGAGCGGTTTAAGACCGGCCAGACCCGTGTGCTGATCGCAAATGCCGCCTATTCAGCCGGTATGAATTTGCAGGGCGTCTGCCGGACGATGGTGTTTATGTCACTCTCGTCCAACCCCGTCAACCTCACCCAGAGCATCGGTCGTATTCATCGCCCCGGTCAAACGAGAGGCTGCCAGGTGCTGTATCTGCAATGTGAAGAAACCATCGACCAGCGGGCCTACGAGCTGATTACCAAGCACCAGGAGTTGTCGGAAGACCAAGTCGAAAAACTTCTCGCCGAAAGTTGTTGACAATCACAACCATATCGGTTAGAATGAGTGTAACAAACAAAACACAAGGAGATAACCAATGGCAAAGAAATTTATGACTTCCGGCCAGGTGGCCCGTTTGCTAGGTGTGTCCATCCCGACCATCCATCGGTGGGTGAAGAACAAAGAAATTCCGGGGATCATTGCGTCGGCATCGAAGCAGCTCCGGTTCGATGAGACTGTGATTCGCACCTGGATTACGTCTCAGGGGTGGGCGGTGATCGAGTGAACAATGACAGGAGGATATTTATGGCCACGAGAAAATGTGAGGTTTGTGCTAAGGAAATGGTTGGGCCAGCATGGTTGATGCGTAAGAAAAAGTATTGCTCACAGTTATGCAATGGGAACAGCAAGAGCATTAAAAATGGAGTCTCTATCGGGCAGTATGAGGGCAAGAGTATCTTCTTATCGGCCGAAGGATACCCTTGTATTTACAGAAGCGGGCGATCAAAACATCTCCACGTCTATATTGTTGAGAAAGTATTGGGAAAAGAACTGCTTAAAGGAGCCATCGTTCACCATATAGATGGGGATAAGATGAATTGGGCCAACAGTAACTTATTGGTTCTACAAAACATACGAGAGCACATTCAGCTTCATCATAGACAAAAACTGGTTAATGCTGGAGGCATTGTTGGTAAACACTATATCTGCAATACCTGTAAGGCAGTTAAAGTGACCTCTGAGTTCAACAAAGGAGGAAAGCAATGGAACTCTCACAGATGCAAAGATTGTAGCACCAAGGCCAACTTCAAATGGTATGACAGCAAAAGACAAGAAATAAATGCCAAGAAAAATAAGAAATATCATGCAGCCAACCCTGATGCTTTATACCGTTTTAAGAAGGTGTCTAGATGACGCTTCTATTCATAGATTCCGAGACAATCGGAACCAATGGTGGCGTTATGCGCTTCCAATATGCGGTTGACGATGGGCCAATTAAGTTTGTAGACTATCCCTTTAATCGGGCAAAGCTTGAAGAACTGTTCGGGCTGCTGTATGATCCCCAGGTTTTGTTTGTGGCTTATTTTGCTTCGTTCGATGTTTACCATGCCTACCGCATGTTGCACCAGTATTGGCATGGCCGCCCCCTTGATTCACATGACCGGCCAACCAAACCATTCACTTGCCGAGTGCTCGACTTGCAGATACCGGCGATGCTGCACGGGCCGTTCAAGAATTTCGCGTTCGCAAAAGGCAAGAGTCGGTCGGTGGCACGGGTGCGGAGAATCCCGCGTGTGGCGGCCGATCTGGTGCGTGACCGGGTGATGCAAGCGATCCGACCGCATGTGCCGAGTGAGTTTCAGATTCTGGTGGGTGAGCATGAGTGCAAGGGGCAACCCGATCTCGTCACGCTCTCGTTCTCGGTCGATGGTCGGGCCTCGCTCAAGGCCCATGCACGGCATTATGGTGCGCCCACCCTCTCGCTTCCCGATCTGTGGCCCCTGCCGCCGAAAGAGATCGAGAAGCCATGGTTGCCGTATTACGAGGAAGCCGACTATGAAGACTACAAACGTGAAGCGTTGCGGATCATGGCCGATCCCCGAGCCCCCTTCGCCACCTACTGTCGATTGGACATTTTGTTCCTCAAGCTCCTGGCCGACGAGATGCTACGCGCCACCGGCAAGACACGGGTCGAAGAACTGATCGACCATCACAGCGACTGCGTGGCGGCCGTGGCTTATACGAGATACCACGGGTTTGAGGTTGACCGGTCGGTGCTGGAACGGACCAAACAGTTCTACGCCGCGAAGGTTGAGGCCGCCCAGGCAGCCATCGGTGACACCGACCTGAAGTCGGCACCCCAGCGGTTGGCTCTGCTTCGGTCGGTCGATCCGCTTGTGGCTGCAAGCAATCGCAAGGTGCTGGAAGTGCTGGCGAAAAGCGACCGACCATCTGCGCCAGTCGCCAAAGCTATGCTCGACTTCGGCATGTATCGGCAGAGGTTGTTGCAGGTCGAGAAGGTGTTGGAGTGTCGCACGGGTCGGGCTCACCCCGACCTGCGGGTGATGGGAACTGCCACGGGTCGCATGGCCGGAACCTCGGGCCTGAACTGGCAGGGTATAGCACAAGCACAAAAGAACAGCAAGGGCGAACTGGTTGGGATTCGGGCCGCCATGAAGTGTGGTTTCGGCGGCGACTTTGAGGCGTTGGAAGTCACAATCGCGGCTGCCGCCTATGCCGACAAACAACTTCAGGCCGATCTCGATGCGGGCGTCGATCTGCATAGCATGTCGGCAAGCATGATCCCGGCGGTTGTGAAGCTCGGTTATACCTATGAACAGATTCGGGACGGGTATCTGGCCCACGACCCGGTGATGGTTGGTTGGCGTAAGCGAGGCAAGAGTGGGGTCTTTAGCACCCTATACGGCGCTCAGGCGCAGAAGATCAGCGAAGTGCTTGGTTGCACAGAAGGAGAAGCAGATGGCTACCAGCGGAACTTCTTCAAACGGTATTCAGGTATTGGTCGATACAGAGCCGAAGCGGTCAAAAATATATGTTCGGCTGACACTGAAAGATGGAGCAAAGACAGCGTTAGTCTCATGCAGCGAGCGGTGCTCGATCTTCTGGGATACGAACGACGATTCGATTTTGAGTCTCAAGTTGCTGACGCTCTCTGGCGATTGGGCTCAGGTGGACTTGTTACCGGACGACAAGGTATGGTCACACGAACGAAAGAAAAAGGGGCGCAAACCCTAGACAATGCGGTTAAGTCCGGTTTGTTGGGTGGTGCCATCGCCATTCAGCAGGCGGTCAGCCGACAGGTGTGCAACAGCCCGGTTCAGTCGATGGGTGCCAACCTCACGAAGATTCTCATGGCGAGGTTGTGGAACGAGTTCCGTGTGCCAATCTTCCAATGCCATGATGAAGTGCTTATACCTAGTCGAGATATAGAGCACACGCAGATTCGCAGGATACAGAATGATTTCCTGACGAAATACAGGTCGCTGGTTCCCTCATTAAATATAAACATTATAGCCCTTGACAGATGGAGTGACAAGTAGTATTATCATTTCGTCAGGAGGTGACTGATGAAATTACCAGTAAAATACCGAGGTCAGACTTTTGAAGTGGAAGTTGATGAGGACGACGGCAACAGAATATTGACTGTTCTTAACGGAGTCCAACCGGAAACAAACTCATTGGGTCGAACTAATGGGTGGTGCAAAAGAAAAAGGTGCCTGAGTTATGTCCCGGCATGGAAAAACCGTGGATTCAGACCTGCGATATGGGTAGACGGCAAACTTCAATACTTGTCACGTTGGCTTTTGGGGGTAACAGGTAAGGACGCTATTGTAGACCACATTGACCAGAACCCCCTCAATAATAAGCGAGACAACTTGCGTATTGTTGGCCGATGTGAGAACGCATATAACTCGGGTAAAATGGGTTGGGAGCGACCGGGCAAATCCTCCAAGTATCGCGGTGTAATCTGGAGTAAGCAATGCAAAAAATGGCAGGGGATAATTCATTTACCCAACAGGAAAAACAAGTCTGCTTTCTTTAGTTCTGAAGAAGATGCCGCCCGTTGGAGAGATAGTATGCTCGTGGAAATCCTGGGTATAAATAATTGCCTAAATTTTCCTATCGAAAACAAGGAGATAGACAGTGGAACGACAAGCAATCTCTCACATCAGTAATTCTCAACTGGATCAGTTCTCACAGTGCCCCCGAATGTGGTATATCACCAAGGTGCTAAACGAGCCCACCGTGTCGAGCGATCTGGCGAACCGGGGCAGTCAGTTCGACCAGGTTGTCGGCTCTCAGTTGGGGCTCAACCCGATGCCCAGCGACCCGCTTATCGAGCGTGTGGGTGAAGCAGCCCGGCTCTACCTCGCCAACGGTGGCTGGACCCGCGCCGATGAGTCACAACGGAAAGTCAGCCTGACTCCGGCGCAGTGGGAAGTCCTGGCCGACATTTACGGTGTCGATGTGCCTCTGCCCTATCCCATCGTCGGTTACACCGATCTCTTCCGCAAAGCCGAAGACGGTTTTCGGGTTGAAATTTGCGACCTGAAAACATCGGAGCGGGCTGAGTTCCGGCCGTCATGGGCTCTGCAATGCACCCTCTACGCGCTGATCGAACGGGCGTATATGTGGGAAGTTCACCTGGTCACATTCACCAAGCAGATCAAGCTGACGAAATACCAATACCGACCGAACGAGGAAACGTTCCGCTGGGCCATGAATTTGATCGGCTACCGGGCCGCCGAGATGAAGCGGTTCTCGACCGAGGCATGTGTCGATAAGGTTCCGGCTCAGAGCGGGTATCAATGCCGCTGGTGTGGGTGGGCGACCCGGTGTGAGGCTGGATTGGTCGGCAACATCACGGCTACGGGGGTGGGAGCGTGAAAAGTCTGATCGCTCTGATCGGCGAGGCGCAGGTCGGCAAAGACACGGTATACAGGCTCATGGCTACTATGGGGTGGCCTGTCACTCGCCGTGCCTTTGCCGACCACCTCAAGGCCGAGATGCAGGACTGGTTGAGGTCGGCATACGGCATCGACCCGTTCACTTGCTCGGGCGAACAGAAGTCGAACATCCGCGACCTGCTGGTGGCTCACGGTCGGTGTCGGCGCAGGATGGACCCGGACTATTGGATTACGAGCCTGGCGAAGACCCTGCACCTGGTTCCCGGCCGCACCCAGGTCATCACTGATTGCCGATACCTGAACGAGGCAACCTGGGTGCGGGCTCGGGGCGGCCTGCTGGTGCGGGTAGTGCGGCCGGGGTTTGAAGCCGCGAACGACGAAGAAAAAACATCGTTGGCAGAGATTGACAAAAGCAACCTGCCTATGGTGTTATTGAGCAACCACGGAACGATTGACGATCTGCAAAAGCAGACGATCACAGCAGTATTGGAGATAAACAATGAGCCGATTGATTCACGATCCCAATGCCCCTAAGACTGACGCTCTGGTGGCATGGCGGGACCAACAAGCCGTAACCAACGAAGCGGGCCGAGTGGTCACGCCGGGTGGGCCGGGTTACGATGCCATCTGGACGTATGCCGAGTGGCTGATCGCATCGGGGCGGGGCAAGGATGACTGGCGCACCGCAATGGCCGAGGTCAACCAGGCGCTGCACAAGGAACTGGTGGTGTCGGTCGGGGCGGGAAAATTCCGCTTCATCCATGACACCACGGGCATTCACTTCGTCGCCGATGCCAATGGGAAAGCCAAGGCGCTGCGTGAGATCGTGTGCGTGAACTGCATGAAACTCTTCAAGCAACGGATTGTGGGGCAGAAATTTTGCTCTACGACCTGCAACGCCATCCAAAGCAATCATCGGGTGCTGAGAAACTGGAGGAATAAGAAATGAAGAAACGAACGAAACGAAGTCTGCTGACCAACACCGACACCACAGAATGTAAATACTGCAAGTGCTGGTTCGCACCCACAACCCGGATGCAGAAGCGGTTACGTGTCTGCTTCCTGCGCGAGTGCCGGAATGCGATGTGGAAAGAGATAGGGATGATATGAAACTTAAACGATGCCCCCTGTGCGGGGAAGACCTTGAAAGCGACGAAACCCATAGAAGCTGTCCGAATCTAAAGTGTGCCGCTGGCTCCGAAGAGTGTTGGTATCGCCATTCGTGGTGGGCCAAGCTCGCCCGCCAGATCAAAAAATTGACGGACAAAAAGCCGGACAAAATGTCCGAGCGGCTGGCGGAGGATTGCGCGTTTAATCTGCACGACGACTGCACCTATACGCGAGCCAGTTGCGTCGGGCCTTGTGCTGAATGGAGGAAGAAAGGAAAGAAGAAATGAAAGAAGAAATGAAACTACCACTATCAATCCTCGCCTGCCGGGGCGGCGGCATACTGATTGACGCCAACGGCACATACATCTGCGAGATGTGGCGCAGAGATAGCGACGAGATGGAAGCCGCGAAAACCATATGCCGGGCCGTCAACAACCATGAGCGGTTGGTTGAGGCGGCTCAGGAGATCGTCGACCACGCGGTAAATGCAGAAGACGCCGGGCATAGCTGCGTAGCTATGGAGATTGAGCAATACGAGGCCCTGAGGGCAGCATTGGAGGCGATGAAATGAAACAGGGCGATTATGTCGTTGCTACAAAATACCGTAGCGGAGATCCACAAGATCATTTCTGTGTTGGCTGGTATGCGTTTTTCAAGGAGGATTCTCAGCGGCACATGGTTGCTGATTCTAACGGTGACTGGTTTCGTGCAAGCGGATTTCGAAGGGTGAAAAAGATTTCTTCCGACTGTGGAGAATGGCTTGTTCACAACCTAAAGGCGATTGAATCATCGGGCCAAAGCGTGTGGCACTTCGTTAAGTTCTGGCGCAGATATCCAGCGGAGTTGTTATGATCTGCTCCCGCTGCCACTCCGAAGTGCCCGACCCGCCGATACTCGCAGCCATCAAAGCAGGGTTTGACAGCGCGATACATTGCCGCATCATCGCGGCGAGGGCGGGGAGACTAGCGACATGTGATGACAAGACTGGATACAAGATGTGCGAGATTTGCTACCCGGCGTTGTTTAAGCCGGTGAGAACGGCGAAAGGATGAGAACGTGAAAATTATTGCGACGTTGTTGATTGTGTTAGGCAACCTGCTGATGCCATGTCAGCACGACTGGAGATGCTTGGGGTTGAAGATGTGCGGTGATTATTCCCACTCATTTTCTGTTGTTGATGAACAATGTAAGGAGTGTGGGAAACTGCGAATGACGGTTTCAATGGGGGGAGAAGACCGCGTGTGTTTTCCTGAGAGGCAGGTGACACCGCGCCCACCTGAGTGTCAGCACGAATACACCCAATACATCAACCCTAGAAGCCCTGCCCCAGACAAGAACGGAAACGTATTGGGAATACTTATTTTCGATGGCGTTAAGTGTCGTAAGTGCGGAATAATTCAAATGGGAGAAATGAAATGAAAACGAAAAAAGACTGTGTTGTAAAAGTGGATTTAGACACCGGAGAAATCAACTGGAAACACGCCATTCAAGCCTTATATGGTGACAAGGTTGGTAAAGCTGTTGTGACACTATTGGACGTTGGTTTTACTTCAGAGATGTATGCTGAAACCAGCAGGATTTACCACACCAAAGTCAGCACCAGCCGCCCTTTAATGGACATCGCCAAACTGGAGAAGGAGAAAGAAGATGCGAGAAAAAGAGCAACTGAAAAATGACATGGCTCTTGCTGCTGAGTTGGCAAGGGATATCTCTAATTATGAGGGCGAAGCCTTGTCTGACTTTGCAAAATCAAGGCTCAGGAAAATAACCGAACTCTGCGACGTTTCAACTGAAAGAATGTGGTCATAGGGAAAAGCCCCCATCATCGGGGGCTTTCTTTTTACGTCCCGGTTGCGCTTGTTCCAGAGGCGTGGGGCGTGTGTTAGGGCGTGACGACCTCGGCACCTGCCCCGAGTCGGGCGAGTTCGGCCTTGAGCCGTGCTTCTTCAACCTCAAGTTCGCTGAGAGCCGCACCGAGGGAGTTGAAATCGAGGTTCTGGGTCGATTGGCCCCGCTCCAACCGTTCGGCGTTGTGAAGGATGTTGAAGGTGGTGGCCTGGTCACGCAAGCTCGCCCCACTGATCTTCTCTTTGCTCATGGCCTCAATCAGTTGGGACTGCTTCCAGGCAAAGATATCGGCCCGCCGCTCTTTGAACGACCGGAGCTGAACGGAACTGAACCCATGCTTCTTGCACTTCGACCGGATTGCCTGCTCCGTGCAGCCATAGGCTGCCGCCATCTGCTTAATCGACTTACCCGCCTGCGAGTCGGCAATGATGATCTGCATGGTCGGCACCTTCTTCGTCTGGCGCATGGGCTTCGGCTTTGTGGCTTGAATCAGATCGTTGTCGGTCATTCGCCATTCCCCGTTTTGGCGGCCTCACGAGTGCCAGTAACTTTCACAGCGTTGACAATGCCCCGAACGAGATCAACCGCTCGCTGACTGTTGGACAGGATTAACTTGCCGAGAACTGACGGACCCAGGACGAAAGCAGCAGTAGACAGCAGCGATGTGAGAGGTCGGATAGCTCCAGCCACGCCGCCAAGGACTGAAGAACCGGCCAGGGCTCTCATGGGCAGGGCCTCGGCGAAATTACCGAGAGAGAATCCCTGGCGCAGACGGGAGCCGTAGGGTTGGGCATATTGTGTTTTGATCTGGTCGAGTGATTCTGCCAGCGGGGTGATGTCAGTCACAAATTTACGAACGTTGGGGTAGTTTGGCCCGTAGATTTTCTGAGCAGCGGCGACAGGCAGGGCTTCAAACCGACGCAGAAATGACGACACATCGGGGACACCCTTAGTATCTGTTAGCATCTGACTGTTAAACTGAGCCGCAATGGCGACACGATCTTTCGGATCGGGCAGATATTGGTCAAGCAAACGCCAGGCTCTTTCTGCCCGATCTGGTGCGTCAGGATCAATCGCCGACTTCAATAAGTCATCAGTATCTTTGAACCCAAGTTTCAAGGTGGTATCGGTCGGAAGCTGGCCGGTCAGTTGTTTTGAGACACGCTGAAACTCCGGGTCAGAGCCGAAGTAGGACATAACCTGGCGCTCGGATTGTGCTGGGACGGTTCCCGCCTGAAGATTTTTGGCCCACACTTCGGGCTTCATCACACCTTTGTCAACCGTTCCCTCAATCACATCCCGGTTCTGAGCGTATTGTCGGTAAGTGGACTTGGCGGCACGGAGGTCGGAAGCCTCGCCAGGAAAGGACTTGTCGAGCCAATCAGCGATCACATACCGAGCCTCTTCGTTAAAGCGGGCCTGGGTGCGAGAACCGGACGGCCGGAGTTCCTGCGCCACCTGAACAATCTCAGCGGGAGTCAGATCGACCTTGTTAAGCAGTTTATTCACCTTCTGCATACTCGGGGATGTGGCAAAAGCAGGATCAACCGAGAACTGGGCGGTCAGGTCACTGAGGCTCTGCAATAGATCACCCGTCTGGGGGTGTGGCGCGTTCATCTGCTTGAAAGGCTCAAGAGCTGCCCCAAACTGAGCTTCAACCGCGCCACGCTTTTGGCTCAAAGCCGCCGACATGGCTCGCTGAAAGGTTTCGGATTTTGATACTTCGTCTGTGACCTTGCCAGATCGAACCATCTCGGTAATCTGTTCCAGAGTATCTTTCGACGGAATAGGCAGCCCCTTGGACGACACCTGTTTCACTCCCAGGTCGAGAGCGCGAATGTTGCCCTCAACTTCGGGATTCACCACAAACGGATCGGTTCCTGCCGCTTCCAAGAACCCCAAACGAGGGTCATTGGACGGTGCGGCCAGCACCGAGCTGATCTTACCCCTGGTGAGAGGGGCTTGAGCTTCAATATTTTTAACGGCTTGTATCTCTGAGGTCTTGGGCCGCAGACCCATAGCCAGTTCGTCTAATCCCTGACCAGCACTTCCACCCACACCGCCCGCGATGCGACTGAAGGTAGAGGCTGGTTGTCCTGTGGTCATACGACTTCCAAGTTCGGCAGCGCCCACACCGCCAGCACCGGCCGCCATGAGTCGAGCCACAAGCCCGCCCAATGCACCGGGAAGTTTTGAAACGCCCAGAGCAGCAGCGGGGGGCAGGACAGCGGCGGCAACGTCAGCCCCTGCCTCGGGGCTGACCGGTGACTGCCCAGTTCCTGCGCGACCCAGCAACGAACCAAGGGCATAGTCCAGACCCCCAGCCAGTTGCGGCCCCAAGCGGGCCGCAGCACCCATTCCACTGATCGGTCCCATCATTGTTCCCGCAATTCCAGCAGCGATTGGCACACCTGTTTTCAAAGCTGACTCAGCCATTGGAATTGTGGTATTCTCTCGGGCCTGCTGCTGTTCTTGGGCCAGGGACTCATTGATCGGGGCTTCGTCTTGAGCCGTAATGTTGGCCCCAGAGAGGATGTTGCTGATAATCTCATCATGAGATACGCCGGAGCGCGAGTCTTCTTCAATCGCTCGCTTAGAGCCTTCTGGCACCGTTTCATCAGCCAAAACATAGTTCAGGAGGGTGCCCGTGGGAGATTTACTGATCTTGCCGAGCTTCAATGAATTGAGTGTGGATTGCTTCATCAGTATTGCCTCCCCGAAGTCCGACTAGCGGCACCACGATTGGGATTGGGGCTCATTAGATAGCCCCCACTCAAAATCTTCTGAGCCATATCGGGGTCATTCCCGATCACTTGGGGCAGGAACTTGGCGGCATCTTCAAAGTTGGGTTGGACAGAAAGAAATGACTTGGCGTAATCAGCCGCAGTCTTTTCGTAGAGCCCTTTTAAGTCACGCCCCACATACTCCATGATCTTCTGGAAGTTGGCAGCTACTTCGGGAGGAACTGTTTCACCCTTAACCCATGCCTCGATGCGGGCGGCCAATGCCTTCGGGTTGCCGCCACCATAGGCAGCGCCTTTGAATCCCTCAAGTTCAGACGGCCGGACAACTGACTTGTCAAGAGCTCGGATGTATTTGAAAACCCTGGTGTAACCAACCGTATTGAGAAGCTGCTGTTTTTGAAAGTCGGTCTTATTCGGTGCCGATTCAACGGATTGGACGAAATCATTGTAGGAACCCTGTTCTTCCTGGTCAATCTGATTATCTTTCAACGCCTTCCAAACTGGTTCCTTCATGAACTTGTCAGACATTTGTTTCACGCTCAACCCCTCCATCTGCTTTGGAGGTTTGGGCAGGGCTGATGCTTTCGCGGGCGCTCTCAGTTGGTTCTCAACTCCCATTGCCCTCTGAGCCATCTGCGGGTCAACCATCGGTGCTCCTTCGATACCAGGCGTGGCCTGACCGAGCGGCATCAGGTTGTCACCCAGCGCAGGAACAGGCATATTCAGGGTCGGGATTTCCATACCGTTGGCGGGCATGGGTTCCGGCTCGGCCTGCATCTGCATGGGCATCTGCTGAGGCATCTGCTGAGGCATCGTCGGAACCGCAGGCGTGAATCCACCACCCGGTTGTTTCTCCCATATCCGGTTTGCATCGTCGGTGATGGTGGGCCGGTAGCCATATTGGGCCGCAGTTCCATACTGAATCTGGGCTTTGGCAGCGTCCATCTGGTTGATAATGCCGATCAGGTTGTTCATCTCTTCCGGCCTGCCAGCGTATTTCTCAAGGAACTGGAAGCGGTTATTCATCGGTCGGTTGTCATTCATCGACTGAAACAAGTCATTGGCAGCCTCGGGGGACAACCCCATCTGCTGCTGAACTGCCGGTTGCAGGAGCAAGTTGGAGTTTCGGCCCACTGCAATCTGAAGGGCTTGTTTGTTCTTCTCGCCCATCGCACTCAGCTTGTCAGTCGCCATCTGCTGTTTCGCCGCCCGGTCAGCTTCCTGCTGCGTCTTCCGAGCCAGTGCATCTTCAGCCGCCTGTGAGAACTTCATAGCGACTTCGGGCTTGCCACGGGCCATAAAGAACTGTGTGGTGCGCTGAAGCATGTCGGCGGTATCTTTCGGCGGCCGGGCTTTGAAATCGGCCGCCATCTCTTTTTGCAGTTGGCGAAGTTCCTGCTCGTCAGCCCAGCCCTGCTGCTTCCTCTGGCGCTCAAGTTTGGCGTCTTTGTTCTTCTGGATGGTGCCGAGGTAATCACCAAGCTTGTCGGCGATGGAAGGTTGAGTCGGAGGCACCCATGCCTGAAAGTTTCCCGGTTGAAAAATATCAGCCATATATGCTCCTTATTTCTTTCGCGCAGCGTTCCACCAGTCGAGGTCGGAACTGTTGCCACCGCCACCACCAAAGCCGGAGAATGCCGAATAGAGCTTCATGCCGGTATCAAGCCAACTCGCGGGCTGATTGGCGTAATTCCACTGAGCCCCCAGAGTGCCCTGCTGTGCAGTGTTCTGGGCATTCAGATTGCCGATTGCTCCGGTGAGTTGAGCCAGGCTTGATCCATTCTTGGCCTGGTTGGCATAGGCATTCGACCGATTCTGTGCCGCCGTCGTAAGTGCGCTTCCGACGTTTGAGCTGAGGCCACCAAGAGTCTGGCTGGCAGCATTGGCTGACTGGGCAATCGGTGATTCACCCATAGCCATGCGATATAGATTGAGTTGCTTGTCGTAGGCTTTGTTGTAGGCATCAGCCATAAGGTCGGACGAGAGCCGACCCTGCATGTAGAGAGCGTCAGATGAGTTCTGCATCCCCAGCCCCGACAATCGGCGGTTAAGGTTCTCATTCATCGTCTGGTTGCGGAGCTGATACTCGGGGTTGCCCATGACCAGCTTGTTGATGTCAATGGCAGGCCCTGCCGTCAGCGCCGTGGTTGTCATCGGAGTTTGCCCGTTATACTGCTGACTGACCTGAGCCCCCGCCGCGCCCGTGCCACCGACCTGACCCGTGGTGGGGTTGACCTGACCGGTCACATACTGCTGCGACCCCTGCACCGGTTGGTTCTGCACCGTCATACCAGGCGCGGTCGTTCTGCCATCAGCATAGACGGCAGGGATGACTTTGTTGCCCGACTGTCCGGTTGGTGAGTCATAGCCCTGAGCGCCGGGATAGGCGGGATTGTATGCTGTTTGGGCCGCCATGACCTGATTGCTGTTCACACCACTCGCGGTGTTGTTCGTCTTGTCCTGCGCCCCTGGCCGTTGGTAGGTGTCCACCACGGTAGGCTGCATGGTGCCGAGCGGAACACCCTGCTGTTGGGCCGATGCAACTTCTTGCCAGTTGCCCTGGCCGGTGCCGTAAACCTGGTTATATAGGTTCTGCGCCATGCTGTTGCCCTGGTTGAGCATGGCAGGCAGTTGGTTGATGAGAGCGTTGTAATCAATAGTCTGAACGGAAGCGGGAACGGTATATGGGGTGCCGCCGGAGAGAGCGAGCAGATTCGGCAGAGCCTGTGACAACATCGCCTGCTGCGCCTGAAGCTGGGGCATCGCCATCTGCTGTTGCGCCCCCGCCATTTGTAACTGGGCAATCATCTGAGCCAGACTCATGCCGGTGCCAGCCTGGCCCTGCTGGGCGATGGCGGCGAGTTGCTTGTCCAACATCTGCTGCTGGAACTGCTGCTCTTGGGCCTGCTGAAGCTGGAGAGCCTTTATCTGCTGATTGGTGGCATCGGTGAGCCCCGCCTGCTGTGATTCGATAGCATCACGCTGTGCCTGCTTCTGCGTATTGCCAGAAATCTGATCCCACAGATTGCCCCATGTATTTTGCCATGTATCTTCAAACCAACCCATAGTAATACCTCGCTTTCAGTTCATACCTTCAATCTATCAGAAAAGTGATAATACATCAATCATTTGATGTATTCTTGGCGCGACCCTAAAGTATCCTGGTGGGTGTGGACATCAATACCGAGCAAAAAGATATTGGCGTCGGCATGATTTTGGGTCGTTCCGTTCACACGCTTCACCCGGAACATGAGGATCGAACTAATCGACCCTTGGTTTGCGCTGGGGGTCAGAGTCGCAATTTCAAATACCTTGTGGGTCAGACCGGCGGCATTCTGAAACGAACAGTCGATGGTGGTCAGGACTGCGGCCGCTGGTATGACCGAGTTAATGGAGCCCCACATATACTCTATCTCGATACCCACGTTATACTGTGTGGCCCCAACCGCTGACTTGTTAGCGAGGTGGACGTGCAGGTAGATCGGAGTGCCCGGCTCATACCGGTGCGACAACTGAATCTGACTGTGAACCTCGTCGGTTACGTCAAGCCGATATTGAAAAATGCCCCCATCAAAGGCGGCCAGAGTAAGAGCGGTTCCACCGGTTCGCATGTAAACAACAGCCGCTTGAGAATCGTCATACGTGCGGGCATCAGCGACCGACACCATCGTCCCATCGGTTTCAAACTTCGTGTGGTTGGTCGCCCCACCAAACTTGTTGGTGGCATCTAGCGTCTTGTTCGCCAGACCCTGCGTGTCGCTGACGCCTACAATGGCGGTCGTGGTGCCGTGGGTGGTGGTATCGACAATGTGGGCGGCCAGGTTGGCCTCGTCCGTATCAACTTCGGCTTGGAGCGCATCGAGTTCGGTCTGAATTACCGGGGGTATCAACGCCGCTAGACGGCGCTCCAGGTCGTTGAGATAGCGGTTGAGTTCGATGGCGTCGATGGCATCAACCCGCGCCAGACCGATCTGCTTCGTGACAACTCGGGGGACGATATTGCTCATACCAACCCCACGATCTGCTCTTCCATGCCGCATAGAATGAACTTGACGGGATCGGAAAGCACAACCTCATACTGCCGGGACACGTAAATGCCCATCGGCGCAATGGCCCGGTCGATGATGGTCTGGCCGGTCTTGCCGAGGCTGATGCTCTTGGTTTTCGACCAGCGCCCCGAGCGGTCATTCATCCAGCGCACCTGGACATATCGGTCAGTCACCGTGTCGGCGTGGTCGCTGAACCGGTCAACCAGAGTCCGATTGGTGTCGCCGCCAATCTCAGGTCGTTCGACAGCCACAAGCACCAGAGGAACGGGTGCGTTCATTCGTCATTCTCCTTGTGTCGAGTCCAACCCGACCAGGCTTTCTTCCAGATAACAGATGGTGCAGGGGATACCGTCTACGTGCACAATCTCATACTGCCGAACCCGATAATTGCCCATCGGGCCGATTCGTCGCCGGAGTCGCGTGTCGCCCTGCAACCCCAGATCGACAACGTGGTATTTCGACCACCCATCGTTCTGGTCTTGCCAGCGCACCAGCAGACCCCGCTGGCGGTGTGACCAATCCACACCCCGGAAGTTGGGCGGGTTGTGGCTCGGGTCGTATGGTGTGCCGTCGGCGTTGTTTCCACCGCCACCGTATCCACCGGCCCCACCACCCATGCCACCACCATTCCCACCACCGTCGCCCCCACCACCAGGGTTGCCCTGGTCGCCGGGATCGACAAACGGGTCATCCGGTGTTTCATCGGTCGGGTCAACCGGAGGCTCTTTGAACCGAGGATCGGGCAGACCGCCAGGTCCGGGCTCGATGGGCTTACCGCCACCACCTGGCTGATTCGGCAGACCGGGCGGGAGTGTGGGCACACCGGGGAGGCAGAAGCGATCACCCGCAATCACGATAGCAAAAGATACATCACGGGGTGGCATATCGAACCAGAAATAGTCATTCAGAGCGTGAGGATTTGGTTGGTTGTCAACGTAAAATTCATCGGCCAGTCCGGGCGTAACATTTGAGGTTAGCTCCGCACCATCAACTTTGAAAGACTGGACATATTGGCTCATATTGCCAACCGAGCAACTAACCCCTGCACTTTCGCCCTCAGTAACCTCGATTGAGCCACTTGTGGTGCCGGGGGAGTCGATACCCAGAATACCGTCTGACTGGCCGAAGAAAACGGTGCCTCCCCCGATCATCCCATAGGGGCAATCACTAGGCAACACTGTAAGTGACCCGCTTAGATTATATTTCCCCGGAGTTACATGATGGGATATGACTGTGATCGTGACAGACGAACTGCCCATTGTAATCTGTGTCGAAGTATATGAAGCTGCCCCAACCACCGTAATGCTGTCAATAATCGTATTGGCGTCGAGAGGTGTGGCCGAGTAATCTACCACCTCTCCCGCGTCATATTCTGAGCCTGACGATGGCACCACGACCACATCTCCCGTTCCTTCCAGTGCATATATCAGAGGATACTTTACAGCGGGCGTCAGTGGGAAGTCGGAAGGGAAATTTATGGGTGCGATAACCGTGTCCACAAAACCGGTGGCTGAGTTTCGTAGGGCTATCGTATAGTCGGCTATGACTGCCGAGCTTGCTGCTATTGGAGGATATCCTGCATAAGCGCGGCACAGATAATAAAACGTAGCGTATGGCGCACCTGGAACGGGATAGCCTATATAGTTATTGTAATATCCTTGTTGATTGTATAGGTCATCCCCAGGAGCAAAGGGCACCATCTTATCAGCGCGATATCCCGGTCCTGATTCCTCACCAACCGACTTAAACCATATAGGTGAGTTGCCACTATAACCATACAAGGTATATCCTACAGGTGGGACTGGAGGCCAAGGGTCGGGCGGCGACCAGACCATTGTATAATATTCTGGATTGCTCGGTGCCCACGGATAGTATGGGGTATACAAAGCAGGATAGTAAATAGCAATGGGCATCTGTTACACCCCTCGGCGCAGGCGAAGCATGAGCTTGTTACACTGTTTCGGCTCCATCGTGCCGTGGTCCATGTGGGCGGTGCGGTAGAGCATACGAACAGGATTGGTCAGCAGATCGGTCACGAGGTCGCGGTGATAGATCATCACCCGACCCTCAAAACGGTGGCCGACAAACTGCACACCCCACTTGGGCGACCATGCGGCACACGAGCCCAGGAAGCGTGAATACTGGCCGTTGGTGAAATAGCACCACTTATACCACGCACCGTTGTTGAAATCGTAAACGAAGGCGAAATCGTCGGTGGGAAAGCAGATGACATAAAAGCGTTTGTCGATGATGTAACCGTAGGTGTCTTCGGTGCTGGTCATAGCGCGAAATACCCGGTCGAACGGGCGCGAGATGACCTCGACGGTGCGACCAACGAGCTTCACAACCTGACGGTCAGGTGTGAGCCAGAAGTGGGCACCGTCGAAGAACACCAGCGACTGAGCCGACGCCAGGCCATACTCCAGATACCCGCCCGAGATGCGGCTGAACGGGACCAGCGGGTCTTCCTTGGTGGCATCGAAAGCCCAGAACTCAACCGAGCGTGGGCCGAACAACAGCACCTCACCAAAGCGAGAATCAATCGCCACCAGCCGGTCGGGGTTGGCATCGGGGCGAAAGAACTGGCCGATCTGATACGTTGGGTTGTCGGTCGAGTTGACGACCGAATCAGCCATGCGAACGTTGTTGGTGCCAGTCTCATTCATCAAGATATGGTCGTTGGAAAAGGCGAACGAATCGACCGCCGGAGCATCGAGAAGATACTTTGCCGAAGTGGTGGCGTCGCCATTCCAGATAATCGGCTTTGAGGCTGTGGACGTGATAAACACCCAGCCACCGGATGATTCAAAGTTGGCTGGAACGTTGTGGTTGAGTCTGACCGTGGGAGTGGTGATTTCGGTCGGGGCCGTCACCAGGTCATTGAAAGAAAAGACCCGGCCACCGCACACGACCAGCAGGAGTGACTTGTCATCCCACCAATACAACCCGTCGATCTTGCTGTTGAAGCCCGACAACCACCAAGGCCAGAGGCCGCCTCTGCGGCTGAGAGCCCAGTCACCACCGCCAACCTCGTCACAGAAACCATCTAAAAGCTCAACGCCACCGACACCGGGCGCAACTTCGTCCGAGTATCGGTTGGGCGGCAACAGCGGTATCTTAGGCATCGGCGGTCACGGAGTCAGTGAGGCAATCAACGCCGAAAGAGAAGCGTTGATGGCATCGACATACGCCTTGGTCGCGGCATCGCCAGCGGCGGTGGGGGCTGACAGATTGCTGATTGTGGCGGCGTTGATGTAGCCATTGTTCCAGGTCGAACTGGAAATGGTGGCATTGTTCAGAAACGCCTGAGTCGAGCTGAAACTGGCGATGGTCCCATTCGTCGCGGTCAGACTGGTGAAGGTGGTGGCGGTGACAGCGGTCGGATCGGCATAAGTCAGCCCGTCAATCGTCATCAGCGTGGTGCCTGACGAATCCTTGATGATGAACTTGTAAACGCCATCGAGATAGACCGAAGACCGGCCGTAAGCGTCAAGCACAATCGGATTCGCATGAGTAGCCGACTTGGCCGAGTCAGACCATGTGGTCTTGGCGTTTAACGTGCCTGCGGCGTAGGTGTAAACGAGCCCCAGAGCGAGTGGCTCGCCCGAGTTATCGCGCACACCAGCGATCAATGCTTCACTCTGAACAGCAGCAGCAAACACTTGACCGGCGGCCAGAAGGCCCATCAGCAACACAAACATCAAAATCTTTTTCATCAATAGACCTCCTGGCCGCATAGGCCGTTACTTACCCTTACCACCCTTGCCGGATTTCTTACCACCCTTTTTGCTGCTGCAAGCCATCGTTACCACTTCCTTTCGTATCGTATCGTCGCCCACACGTCGCGGGCTTTGTTGGTCAGATTCTTGCCGCCAGCTTCGATCAGGATTGAGCGGGCGGCGACTGAGGGTTTACCGCCACTGGCAACTTCGCCTGGGCCGCAAACGCTTGCCCCACAACCCACTGGATTGCGTCCGAACGATTGGCACCAAACCGGGATTCAAACTCCGCGACCAGAGCCTTGAGCTTGGCGGCCTTTTCGTCGCCCTGTTTACCATTGATTCTACCCCATATTTCGCTTACATACCAGAGGTTTTCTGAAGCCCATTTAACCGGGCCGACCGCTTTATCCTCCCACGTTTCCGCCGGGTCAGCTTTGGCCCTCTTATCCAACCACAATGCCAACCCCCATAAGATAAACTGAGCGCCGATAACAAGATACGGGGCATACAACGCAATCTTTTCAAGCATTTCATTTCACCCTTTCTTTCTCGCGATCTAAAATCAATTTCATTCGCAATGATTCGGCCTCGTAACACCGGCGGCACACATTACCAATCTCTTGCAGTTTTCCTTTGCATATCTCACATAGCATCTGACTGATGCAGGTGATGGCGGTCAAGCAATCACCAGGTCGAAGTCAGCTTCGCCCACCACCTGGAGCATCAAGTCCATTGTGACCCGGCTCGACACCAGGTCGGGTTGGCGGTCGCCGTTCAGGTCGCCAAAGTCACGGCCGACACAGATGCAACCCTCGGTGTTGGAGCGGAAGTTGCCGGCATGGAACAACACAAACTCGCGGGGCGACGTGTGGTTGATGATGTAGCAACTGCCGAACTTGGGCGACTGCCGGAACGACACCGTGTATTTTCCGGTGGGGATGCACGACACGCGAGGTTTGTTATTCAGCCAGGCAGGTTCCAGAGTCTTGCAGTTAAACACCTGCTGGGTGCCGTTGAAGATGCGAAGCTCGCCCAGCGTCTGCTTCCCATTGTCTGACAGTCTGCACAGAAACGCTTTAAGCATCATACATTTCCTCGATCCAAGTCCCGATCACGACGAGACAACAGAAGAAATAAAAGACTAAGTCACGCATCTTTATCCTCCCGATACAGTTTTGCCCCATGCTCAGGATGCCGCTCTACGTGTATTTCCCTCATCAACTCAATCGTCTTTTCGATCCTTGTCAATCGACCGACAAAACGGGATAACCTCACGTATACCGAGGCGACTACTAACCCGGTTATCACGCTCGGCCAGTTTAATGCTAGCCATTTCAATATTTCTGCGTCGGGATTCACTGTCGTCAAGCCCTCCTGAATCGTTTGTTTTAATCCACATCATCACGGCTATTCCCAAAATTAAATAGTCCATGTTCAGCCTCCTATTGCTCGGTATATTCCTGATATGAACTGCCTTTGAAGGCTATTGTGTATGACATATTTCCTTCCATTTTCTGCGCGATCTGCTGACCATGTTGCGCGAGAGTCGATCCAGTAAGAGTCAGAGGTTGCCAGTTGCCGATGGCTACAGAATTATTGGCAACACAGACAACGTGACCGCGACCGGAAGACGCCTTGATGTATGCCCGGTAGGCCGGGATGCCGAGCTTGTTGCAGACGTATTCCGCGAAGAGGGAGAATCCGTCGCAATCGTCTGCTTTGCGAACCAGAAAAACACGAGGATCGAGGGCATAGTCCAGCCAGCCGTCGGCTCGCCAGACGAAGTTGCTCGCAATCACGCCGCCGATCTCAACCGGAGAAGTCTGCGCCGACCAGCTGTTGGCTTTGATCCAGCCGTCAATATCTGCATACGACGCGACTTTTCCGAATATCTTTGACTTCAGATAGTCGGCTTTAGTTGCGCTAAGACTCGCATAGATTGCGGCGATGCGGAGGTAGCTCATCGCATTCTGACTACTGAGAGGGAGGTTTTATACCAGCCAGTTGCGCCCCCAAGGACGCCGCCAGTTCCGGTAGTTTGCTGTATCGCACACGAGATTGTCTGACCAGCGGAGAGAGTCAGTGTTCGGGTTATGCACGGTATATTTGCCACAGCCGCCAAGCCTCCAGTATTGCCACTGAGAATTTCCGACCCGTCGATGTAAATTTTTACCAGCCACGCGGCATTTTCATTCACGTCATACAAAGCGGGAACAAACGTGACTCGATAAATACCGGCAACTTTAATAGTTCCAGTGCCCACTCCATTCCACATACTGTCTGGGTCAAACTCAACGACGGATAGCGAAACTGATGCCAACGCACCGGTGGTTACGTCGGAGGACGCGGATACTATAAAACCGGAATTAGAAAGCGAAGCCACGTCTAATCTCGGCACCGTCAGCGTCTGCGCCCCCGCCATCGAAGCCAAAAGCAAAAAAGCAATCAAAAGTTTTTTCATATTTTAATCTCCGTATTGGTTAAATGAGCCGTTACGCATCGACCCACCCCGGATTGACCGAGTGCAGGATGATGTCAGCGGCGGCAGAAGCAGGCTGAGTATCGAACAGTTCAACGCCGGTGCCGGGTCCGACAGCAGCAGACTCGACGGTGAGAGCCGATTCTTTTTCGGTCACGCTCGCATACACGTTGATGGTGACGCGAGCCGAATGAAATTCGGGAATCATGCACACATCAATGCTCGCCACTTCTTTTATTGCGTTCGGGTAGACAACACCACCCCATTCAAATGAGCCTGTTATCATGGTTGGTTGACCTCCATGTATTTCGCAACGGCACCCCATCTAACGTTGGTGGTGGTCGAGCCGATGACCGAGACGTAAAACGCGCCATTAGTTGAGTCTGCCAGCACATCAGCAGAGCATCCGGTCAGGCTTGGGTCTTCCAGAATTTCGGTGGAACAGGTCGCCACACTGACTGTATTATTCACGCGACTGGCTTTGAAGCCGATCACGTATCCGACTGAGGCTCTGGTGCTGTCAGTGGCGACTCCGGTCACATAGACCTGCCCGGTGTAAACTGTTCCGCTCGCGATAGCCCATCTGTTCGCGGCACCATCCGCCCCGCCATCCACTGTTATGCGCGTTGCGGCGGCGTCAGTCGTGAGCTTGTAACCTTTGATGCTGGTGTGAGAAACAAAGATGCCGCCAACATCAATCAGCGGCTCATAAATCTGGCGGTTAGTCCATCGTTGAATTTCGGTTGAAGATGCGATTATCGACGGTTGTCCGATATCGTTTCTGCCAAGCCCGGTTGTTGTGTTGCTGACGTAAGTAAAACAAGGCACTGTTTTGGTTCCAGCGGCCATCGGCAGAGCGGCATATCCAGCCCCGTTGTTCATCAGGATTGGTTGATAAGGGACAATGGCACCTGTTTGAATCGCCAGTCTGCCGATGCCACCAGCGGAAAACAACACCTGATCCGTTGACGAATAGATGCCTGTGTTTTCATCGCCAGCAAAGGAAATACTTGGAGATGCCGCAGTTCCAACCGGCACTAGAGTCTGAAGCCCGGTGGTAGTGATGTTCTTAGTCTTCACATACGCCGCTTTACCCGCCGCGCCTTCGCCGTCTTCAGCGATCAGAAGCGACCCGACAGCGAGGCAGCCGAGAAGGAAGAATAACGTGATGAGTCGTTTCATCGGCTACCTCCAGATGATGGTTGCTGTCGCAACCGCAGTTCTGCCGATCAAGCGGAAACTGGTGAAATCGGTAACGCCGAAGAAACCCTGGCCGGGAATCAATTGAAAGAAATACTGGTGGTCAGTTCCGGCGGCGACTGATGTATTGCCCCAGTTGACGTCTTGGGTGGGGAAGATGTAGCACTTGGTTGCGCCGGTCGGGGCGGTCGGCAGGGCAACGGCGGAGAGAGGGATGGAGAGAGTGGCAGAGCCGAGGATACCGGAGTCGGTGATACCCGTGACCGGAACACCACCAGAAGTGGCACCCGTGGAGGGATTGTAGAAAGCGATAGGGAGCGGAGTGGAGCTGGCGACCTTCACCGGCACAACACCGTTCGGAAGCATATATTCAGCAACTGCCCCAGGAGAGGGCAGCGGCATGAGCAGGCAGAGCAGCGAAGCGAAAAGCAAGACTAAAATTGATTTATTCGGCATTGAAAATAACCTCCCCTTGGTCATGTGTTCTGAAATCATCAATGAACGCCTCACGCATCAGGTCAGCCGCTTTGGCTTCCAGAAGTTGACGTTCGGGTAAAGGCAAGCGAAACATGTGAGAAAGATCGGCGGCCATTCGCCAGACGAGGGGCTCAACCCACCAGGCAGGCCAGGCATTGCCAGCGGCAGTATCCCAGTCTTTCAGTCTCCGGGCCACTCGCACCTTTAGCGAGATGATGGCGTCGGGCACCGGATACAGATAGATGGTGGGTGTAACCGAACCTCGATCAAACGCCACCTGGGCCGGAGTGCCTGCGGTGGTCTTGTCGGAGATGGCGCGGTAATCAGCCATGTCAATCACGTCCAGATTGATCTTCTGGCCGGACGAAAGATAGTAGGCTTCGTCGATACCAATGGCATCGGAGTTGGTGAACGTGTAAGAGGCAGTCCCGGCTACGGTCGCAATCGTTTCTTCGGAATAGTTCCACAGGAACAGATGCTTCGTTTCAAGGAACTTGGTCACGGAGTTGAGCTGGAAGAGAGCGCGGGCAAACTGCTCCGGACTCGGGTCTTCACCCAACTCGATTACGCCGATATGGCTGAGAGCCTGTTCGATAATCTGGTTTCGTGTGGCTAACCAGTCAACATCAGTCGTTGCCATGAATATGCCTCCAGATGGTTAAGCCGGGCCGCCAACCTGAGTCGGAGGCCCGGCGAGCAACCTACTTAAACGGGGTGAAGCGGATGGTGGGAGTCGTGCCGGTCGCAGTCGGGGTGAAATAAATCAGCGGGGTGCGAGCGGGGGAGATGTAGAACACCTGGGGGCTCAGAGTCGCGATCATGGGGAAGCCATAACCGGGAACGACATTGACATTACCGTAGTTCACGGCAACGGCGGTGGTCGCGGCGACAAAGAAACCCTTGGTGCCAGCGGGAAGGCCGGTGACAGGCTGGCCCACATTGGAGAGGGTTAGAGTCGGGGTCGCCATAACCAGGAACTGGTAGATGGGCGACGTGACAACGGGCATCGGGGCCAGTTCGTTGGCGGTGCTCATCGTCTGAGCGAAACCGGTCGAAGCGACCAGGAGCATCACAAGCACAAGAAGTTTTTTCATTGTAAATTTCTCCTTACAAATGAGCATACCCCACCTGTTACGTCGAGTCAACAGGTGGGGTGGACTTGGTTAGGGGACGTAGATGGCGACAGCTTCGGACAGGCGGTTATTGCTGGCGGTGGTGTCATTGACGGCGGTGCGGAGAGCAGCCACGCCATAGATGACGGAAGCAACATACAGGTCGCCGAGGTATTCGGTTTTGCGCTGTGATTCAAGACCGATGTCTTTCTGGATCACGGAGCAGACTGAATTTTTGGAGGCGAGAACGGCAACGCGGCGAGTGGTCGTGGTGTCGGCGCAGGTGACGGTATCAACGTTGGTCGTGACCTTGACTTTGATGCCATAAATTTCGCCAAAATCACCCTTCTGGATTTCGCTGCTGCGACCGATGTTTTGATACAGGGTGAATTTGTCGATGCCGAGCAGAGCATTCTTCTGGCTGGGCGGGATGAACAGGGCACAGTCGGCCATGTCAACGTTGTTGTCTTCCAGGCGCTGCATGGCATTGCGGAGACCGATGTCGGTGATGTCAGCGGCGTTGCCAGAACCAGCGGAACTCCAGGCGGTGGTTCCATCGGAACCGATGACTTTGTAGCCGACACCGAGGTTGGCGTCGAACAGGTCGAAGATGTCGCTGTCGATGGCTTCAGCCAGGGTGTAAGCGTCGGCCTGCGAGTATTCGGCGCGAAGATCATAGTCAGACTGGATCTTCAGAAGGTCTTCAAACAGGCGGGCGACGTATTTGTGCTTGTCGATGCTGACTGATTTCAGACCTTCGGCAGACACGGTGGGGATGACGGCAACGGTTTCGGTTTTGTCAGTGGCGGTGCCGCGAGTGATGAGCGGGATGCGGATGGTGTCACCCTTCTTGCCTTTGTGGTTGAAACGTTTGAAGAACTTGGCGGCAAACAGGCGCTTTTCGCGCTGGGCCAGAACTTCATCGGCCCACATGATCGGGATGAAGGTATTGACAGCATTCTGTGAACCGGCTTTACCGGTGGCAGTCGTAATGGTCGGGAAATTGGTAGCCATTGTCTAAAACTCCTTATTCGTTTTTGACTCTGCCCTCCGCATACGCTTTCGCAATCTCCTGGTTCCTGGCCCGGTATTCGTCGGGATTACGAGTGATGAGATTACGAATCTCAGTTCTCGTCCAGACTTTGGCCGGTGGCTTGGCTGATTGTCCGGTCCCTGCCGCAACCCCGACCTTAATGTCGCGAGGGGCGGGAGCGGGCTGGTGATTGCTGTTTGCGGATGTGGTGGACTTGAATTGGTTAATTATGAACATCAGTGTTGACGGGTCTTGGTCGGCAGTCTGGATGATGTGCGGCGGGGTCGTGCTGCGAAGCCAGTTCAAAAAGTTCGGGTCTTGAATCAAAGCCGAGTTCTCGGTCTTGATCTGATTCACCAAACGTCCGGCTTCCTGCTGCTTGAATTGGTTGACAACCTTCTGCTCGATTGCATTCAACACCTGTGAGGGCTTGGTCAGAAGCTGACTCAGCAGTTCAGACTCGTCGGTTGGGAGAGCCTGGGGTTGCTGCTGGGCCTGAGGCTGTTGGTTCTGATTCGCCTGCTGGACCACGAACTGGTCGAACATCCGGCGATACTCCCCAACCTCATTGCGGTGACGGCCCGCTTCCGATTCTAAGTTTTTGTATGACTCAAAGATTTCGCGTTTGCTTTTCCCCTTAAACCTCGGATCGTCCACTTCATCTTCGATGGGAGCAGCAGCTTGTTCCGGTTGTCCTTCCGGGCCGGGTTGGGCGGTCGCGCCATCGACATTAACGTTGGACGGGTCAACATGAAGCTCCGACGGGTCGGGATTGCCTTCACTGACGGGTGAACCGATTGTTCCTCCGGGCGCGACTTCAGTCACGTTGTCCAGATACGACAGATCGGCCTGGGTAGCGGGTTCGGTGTTGCCACCGACCTGCATCATACGCGCCACATTGGCCGCCGAGGGGGCGGGTGCAGCTTTCTTAAACGCCATACGTTTTCAAACCTCCAAAGAATTTTTATTTTCGCCGCTTATCCGACTGAGGTGAACTCAGTTTCTGGGGCGGTTGAAACACTAAGAACTGCGGGTATTTCCACATCAAACAGGTTCAGCAGAGCGCGAATCGCATTGATTCGGCCCTGCGCCAGTTTGATTTCTTCAATCGTGATCGCGGTTTCGATGCGGAGCTGATAGACTTGCAGCGTATCGTGCCAGTGCTCGCGGAGAGCCGCAAAGTCGGGGTGCCGCGAGAGAGAAGCCAGGCGCTCGATCTGATGTCGGTTGGTTGACATGGGCTACCCCACAATCCCAGCAGGTTGGAGCATCTGGCCGGGTTGGTCGGAAGGTGCAGCGGGTTGACTGGCCTGACCGGGCATCTGCCCCTGAGCCTGCAACATCATCTGTTGCTGGGGGCTCGGCTGGGTGACGATGGCGGCCTGGGTGTCATTGAAACCCATAGCCTCGTATACCTTACGCAGGAGGTAGGGCAGATTGGCGAACGGGGCCAGAACGGGGTTAGACACCATCTGGAGCGCGTTCATCCGCTTCTGCAATTCGTTCATTTCGGCGAGCCGGGTCGAGCCACGGGCCACAAACTCGAAATCCTCGGCGGCATCTTCAGGTGTGATTTCGCGCAGCACCTGGGCACCAGTCTGAGAATCGGTAAGCAGAAACAGCTCGCGGTCGTTGATATACTGCAAAATCAGGCGAGAATACCAGCGGAGCATGGGCTCGATCACAGCTTTTTCAAACCGTTTCACAATCGTCTTGATCCGGGTGGCGGCCTGACCCATCATCGAACTGACCTCGGTTGCGGTCTGCTCGCCCTGCTTGGCGGGGAGTCCACCGATGAGTGGGGAGATGCCGTGAGCACCGCGAATGAACCGCTCAAAGACAGCCATATCGCGGTCGGCATTGGCAGTCACATCGGGAACGACGATGGGGAGCATGGACTCACCGGGCGGGCCACGGAAGAGAAACACCTTGCCGGGCTTCATCGTTAAATCCTGACCGGGCACAAACTTGTCGGTGTTGATGGCGAACATATTGTTCAGGCTCAGAGCCTTGTTGTCGATGCGGGAACGGGCAGAGGCATCGAGAGCCTGTTGAGGCCCCCATGCAATCTCCATAATTCCGACGCCGTAGAACTCGTTCGTGGTCTTGTCGAACTTGCAGCACACGAAAGGTCGCTCTTTGGTTGGGAATGGGTTTTCAACGGCTTTGTAGCGGAGCTGGCGATCAGCGACAATCACGCACATCTCAACGCCGCCGTATTCTTCGTCGGTGGGCATTCCGACCTTCTCAAGCACGTCGTTCGGAACGACACCCCACCATTCCAACAGTTCAGAGTCGTCGGGTGACTGGGAGGTAGCGATGCCGAGCTGGTTGAGCCGGTCCTGCTGAATCTCGTTATTGGCGGGGGTTTCATCGACCACACCGGCCTGTTTCAACCCCTTAATCTCAAACCTCTTTTTGTAGCTGCGAATTATCAGACCTTCGCAGTTATTGGTGAGCTGGAGCCCATTAGCCGTTGCCGACACATACACATTCTCGATTGGCAGATGCTCAAACTCGGGATGGTTCACCTTCTGCTCGATGGACTGGACATCTTCAATATCCATCACATCGAGGATGGAACCATCTTCGGCCAGGATCGGTTCTTTCCGGGTGGTGCGTTCGACCCGGCGATTGCGGCGTTCGACAGCCTTGATTCTGGCGATGCCGGTGCCATAAATGCACATATCCTGAATGATGGAGTGGATCGTGTCTTCCACATTCTCACGTTCAAACAGGTAGGTGATATAGTCTTTTACAACCCGGCTACGGGCGAACTTCTTGTTCAGCGCCTGTTCGGCGGCCTGCGGGTCGAGCCCGTTGAGGTCGGTTGGTCTGGGGGCGAGGTCATACCAATCACCGGCGCACACGATCTGAAAGATGGCGTCGGTGGCGTTGTTGACCGCTTCTTTACACGCCGGGACTTTTATCTGTGACTTCTCGGAGGCGCGGGTGGAGTCATCTTCATCTTCCGAGCAGCGCCACTGGCGATACCAGGCGTCCCACTTATCCTCAAGCTGGGTGCGCTGGTCTTGATATTCCTGAAACTTGGAAACGACAAAATCGACCAGGGCGTCGGCCTGTGGCTTGGGCGCATCATCTGACTCGGGGCCAGAATCGCCAACCATCAGCGGTTGCGTTTGGGGCTCAACATCAGGGGTTGGTATCATTCGTGCCATGCTGGTTTCACCACCTCACATTTTAACACTATCAGAAATCTGATAATAGGTCAAACGAAATTAGTAACCGGCAGAACGGTTTGAGGGTTTCCAGGACGAGTTGGCCTGTGCGAGCAGATTGGAACGCTGCTGGGGGTCGTGGAACTGGGCCGGGAACTGCAAGATACGGCGAAGACATTCGATGAGATGGTCGTCTTGATCGCGGGGCTTTTGCTTCTCATTCTTCTCGGCTGATTTCGCCCAGTCGGCCCACACGTAGGTGCTGAACTCGAACAATAGGCGGGCGAGATCGTCGAAGACGAACAGGCTGGGCTGCTGGTTGGCAGACATGAGGGCTTCACGGGTGATGAGGATGCCACCGGCCAGGTCTTTGCTGCCGAGGTCGAGTGGGATGCCGGACTGGGCGAGCTTGCGGTCGATGATCTGGAAGGTGGTATCACCGCGGTTCTGGTCGCCCTGGCTGCCGGGCTCAATGATCGCCTGATGCACGGGGTGTATCTTGTCGTGGAAGTCGATGATCCAGTCAGCCACATTGTCGGGTGTGCCGTGCTGAAATACCTCGTGCACGGCATAGAAGCGCTCTTTGGGATCGACGGCGAGAAACAGGAGGGCCTGCTGGGTTCTTGGGTGGGTGTCGATGGCAACATAGACGGTCCAGTTCTTCGGGATGTCGAACCGTTTGATCGCATGGGTGCTGCGCTTAAATTCTTTGAAGACCAGGCCCTGGAGATGGAGGAACTGGCCGCCGATACGGGTGGCTTTCTCGTCTTCGCTGAGCTGGGCTTCGAAACTATCAATGGCCTTGGCGTCGATGTGGGGGTTTTCTCGGGTGGTTACGGTGTGGACGAAGGTGCTGGGGTTAACACGATTCACAAGTTCGTTCGCAATCCAAGGTTCTTTTAAGGGGGTCATGCTGAAGATGGTGATGCCGTTGTAATCAATCAGACCGCGCTGATTGGCGATGTAGATGGACCGGGGAGGGGGCTCATCGTAGATGACGATGTGGCCTGACCAACCTTCCATCATGGCCGAGTCTTGGGCGTAGGTGAGCAAGTCGATGGTGGTGCCGTCATTCAGAATCCACTGGTTGTATACTCCCGCCTGGTTCTTGCGCTTGCTGGCGATAAGCTCAGGGCGCAGGAACTGTTCGAGCTTCGGCACGATGACCTGGCCGATTGCCTTTTCGTAATCCTCACCGCAGATACGTATTTTTAAGGGGCCGGTGAACCGCAACTTGGCGGGGTCAGTCTCGCGGCGTTGGCGATACAGTTCGTAGGCTTTGTTGCTCGGGTGGATGGCGACGGTGCCGTCAGCTTCCGTTACCTTCACCTCTCCGGTGGGGGTGATGTCGATGCGGAAGGGCGGGGGGAGCTTCGCTGGCTTTGGCACCCACGGAAATCGACCCTCCACCATGCTGCAACCCGCTGCCACAGCGGATGTCGTCTTGCCGGAGCGATTGCCACCAAGGAAAATAAACTGGCGTTTGGTGGGGTCGAGCAGGGCATCGAAGAATGGCTGCTGGCCGGGGTGAGGGTGAAAGAACTCAAGCTGATGGCTTTTGCGGTAGACCCGTTGAGCTTCAAGAAGCTCGATCTTCCGGCGCTTCAGGTCTTCCAGTTGTGTCTGTATGGCCGTTTGTTTGGGGTCGGGCGCGTTCGTCATCAGCTTGAGGCTTTCACAAAGGTGAACACCCAGTTGGGTGTGAGTTTGCAGGGCTTCCGACAGCACTTGCCATATCGTTTCATCGCCACATCCACGTCGATGACCAGCTTTTCGAGCCGGATGCCCTGGAAGGCCGAACTGGTGCCGAAGAAGTTGGCGGTGAGAGAGGCACCAGGTTTGAGATGTTGGATGATGGGGAGGAAGTGCTTGGGCAGATAAAAGACGGGTCGAGAGGCACACTCATCGAAGGCGTCAACCACAATGCCGTCGAACATGGTGGGGTTAGCGGGTGGGATGGCGAAATAGTGCTTGGCGTCGGCGTGGATGAGTTGGTCGAGGTTCTTGTGCTTGTCGAGCCGGAAGTGCTCGCGGGCCAGGTCGATGACTGGTTGATCCTTCTCGATCACCGTGAAGCGCATGTTGGGCAGGTGCTTGCGGGCGTATCGCAGAGCGTCACACCCACCAAGGCCGACCATCAGCACATTGGTTGCTTTGGACAGGGGCTGGAGCATGGCCGGAATATAATCGGGCACGTCCTCAAACGTTGGGTTGTCGGTGCGTATGGAGCCGTGGTAGACGGCGGTTTTGGACTTATCGGTGGTGAGAACCAGTCGCTTGTTGTGCGGCTTTACAACCCACATTGCTTATCTCCTGTGCCTCGTTGCGGCAGGGCCGGTATTTTGCGGCGGTCGGTATGAGGCAGTATATGTGAATTTTTATTTTCGCGGCCCCTGCCCCTGCCACACCCATGTTATCAAAACTCATTGGCCTTGGCAAGCCCTGGAACGCACAACCTATCAAATAAATATCAATCGCCTTGCAGACAAAGCCACAGCCTGGGATGGACGATCCAGGTGGACGATCCAGGTGGACGATCCAGGTGGACGATCCAGGTGGACGATCCAAAACACTCATCTCGAAAGGCCCTTTGCCCTTTGCCCTTTGCCCTTTGC